TTGCGCGGGCGACCCGCGTCATCGGTTTCATCTTCCGGGTCGGTGTCGTCGTCTTCGCCCTCATCCTCATCCGGGCCTGTTAAAGCCTGCACGCCTTGTGCGGGCGAGCCGGGGCGGCGGAAATCGAGGCCGAGTAATCGCTCACGGGCTCGCTCAGCCGCGATTTCGCGGTCGACTTGTTCTGCGTCATAACCACGCTCGGCAATGGCTTGGCTGCGGGATTTGAGGCCTGCTTCGATCTGAGCAATCTCAGCATTGGCGTCCTTCAGGGGATCGACCCAATCCCATTTGGTCGGCAGCCAGTTGGCAGCAAGCAAACGCGACCGGTCGGCCTCGAACCCGGGCAGATCCAATGCCCCAGACAAGACAGCGGCATCCATCCAGCGCGCATAAATCGGTCGGCACAGCTGGTAGACCATCACCGAGTGCTGCCAGGCCGAGACACGACGGCGGAACTCGATCAGGGCGAGGCGCGAGTTCGAGAAGTTGCCTTTCACCATGTCGTTTGTCAGATATGGGTAAGGAATGCCCAGCGCCGAGGCGACCTGCAGCAGCGTGCGGTATTGGAACGGCTCGTAGGTTGCTCCTGAATCCGCAGGCTGGCCCACGGTCACATCCTCACCCGGATCCAGACGCACGACCTGGCCCGGGCTGATCTCGAAGCCGCCCAGCATGTCGTCCTCCTCAGCGGGCAGCAGCGGGTTTTCTGGCGCGGGCGAGGTGACGAACATCGCATACATCGCCGCCACCTTTTTGCGGTCGAGCTCGGCATCGTCGTATTGATCGAGCAAAAACAGCTTCACGATGGCAGGTGCCAGCTTTGAGACCCCGCGCAGCTGGCCTGCTTCTACCGGATCGATCACGTGGATGACCTCTGAGGCGGGCACCCGCACCATTTCGCCCGCCAACCCCGGATCGGTGCTGTCGCCCGGATGCCTGCGCAGGAAGTGATAGGCCACGCGGCGTCCGACCCGGTCGAACTCGATCCCCTGACGGATGGCATTACCATTGCCAGCCATTCCCGTCTGGTGCAGCGGCAACATTTCGGCGGGCAGCATCTGCAGCTGCAAGGGAACGGAAAGCCCATCGCCCGCGCGTCTTGGTCTGATCCGGAAGAAGACCTCACCGGCCAGAAACACTTCGCGCGCCGCGCGCCGCTGCAGCCCGTAGAAATCAGTCAGACCTTCGCTGTCTGCTTCATCCGTCCAGGCCAACCAAAGGCGTTGCAGCTCTTCCTTGTGCGCCGCGTCTGCAATTTGTGAGATCGGTTTAATCCCGTCGCCCACGGTATTTGCAGCCCAGCTTTCAACAGCATTGGCCGCATAGCCATTGTTGCGCACCAACCAGCGGGCGCGTGCAGTGATATCTGGTCCTGACGCCGCGATCAGCGCATTCACATGCGCGCGCGTCGCCTGAAATCCGCGCAGACGGCGGTGATGCTGCCCTGCATCAAAACCACCGACAAAGGCCCCGAGACGCTGCCGCCAGTTCATTACAGGTCCTTTACGGCATAGGGGTGAGAGATGCGCCCAGCGCCGCGCTCTGCCTTTGCGATGCGCCGTTCGATATCGAAGACGGCAGCCGCCAATTCAGCATCGGTGCCATAGGTCAGGGTCTTGCCATCATAGCTCACAGAGCGCGTGCCGCTGTACCGCGCCGCCAACAGCGCGCTGTGGCGGGATTTGAGATCATCGAGGGTCATAGGTCATTCCATGTATTTTGGCGTACTTACCCGCCAACCGCGCTTGCGGGGGGCGGCAATCCTTCCGGCTTGAGGCTCGGACGGTGTGTCAGTGTCGGCTTTGGCGGCCGCCGTGATTGTCTCCACCCCGGCTTGTTTTTCGAGTTGTCGCCACATCCGCTCATCGAAGCGGTCAGCCCCGAGGATCCAGACAGCGGCTCGGGCGTACACCCGAGTATCCAGCGCCTCATTGCGTTCGCGCATCTTTTGCCATTCTTGGCGCGCGTAGCCCCGCTTGTTGCGGATCGTGACCAGCTGTTCGGCCACCAGCTGCTTTAGCCATTCGCTGTCAGCCCAGTCCGGCAGGTGGATCGTGCCTGCTGGATTTGAAACGCCACTGGCGCGGTCTTCATCATTGGGCCGCTCCAGCCGCAGATAGCGATAGGTCTCCGCCTTGAAAGTGGCGGTGGCCACTGTCCAAAGCCGCGCGCCCCGCTTGAGCTTTCGACCGTTTACCGTGGCATCAACGAAGGTCGGCCCTGAGACCGGCGTTGTACGGTTGAACCCCTCCATGCCTTTGACAGGAGCCACTTGCGCGATGCCTTGGATGCGAGCCCATGCGTAGACGGCAGCCGTCTCATACCCTGTGTCGATGGCTAGCTTTGCCAGCGGCATCACAGCGCCGTGTTCATGCACCCATGTTTGCCCCAGCAAAGCGGTCAGCCTATCCCAGCAGGCTGGATCATCCGGCCCGCCAGGAATGACGACGTGATCGACAAGCCAACTTTCCAGCCCACGGCCCCAGGCCCAGACATCAACCTCAATCCGGTCCTTTTGCACGTCGGCTCCCGCGGTCAGGAACAGTCCCCGCGCAGGGATCTGTGCCACAAAAATCTCGCGCCGATCCGCGAGGCGCTGCCATTCCGGCGCATCGCCACTCTCGACCCATGTCTCGCCCAGCAGCGTGTTGCGCGCCGCGCGCAGCATCTCGTCCGAGCCTTGGGCCGCCAGCCAATCCCGCGCGATTTGCTCCCAGCTTTTCCAGCCGATCGGCGAATAAAGCGCCGAGAGGTGGAACCCGATCGCGTTCGGGTTGGCTGACACAGCGGTGGCGCGCCACTCACCGCGTGCCAGCATCTCAGTCTTGTGATGCTCTGCGATAGGCTTCTCGCAGCCCGCGCAATGATACATGGCAGTTTCTGGCTGCGCCTTGTCCCAGCGCAGCCGCTCGAACTGCAGCCATTGCCGGTGACCGCAATGTGGGCAGGGCACAAAATACCGCCGCTGATCAGAGGCCTCAAACTCACGCTCGATCCGGCTCAGCCCCCGGATGGTTGGGGTCGAGACCATGAACACCTTGCGGCGATGGGCAAAGGTCGTCGTGCGGGCCTCTGCCAGCGTGACCGGATCGCCTTCTTCGTCAGCGGAAGCTGGATAGGCGTCAACCTCGTCCAGAAACACATAACGCGCGGGCATCGAGCGCAGGCCAGTGGCTGAGTTTGCCCCGGTCAACACCAGAATACCGCCGGGGAATTCTTTTGACAGCATCGAATTGCCCGCGTCCCGCGAGCGGGCCGGGCTCACCTTTTCCCGCAGTGCCGGGCTGTCCTCGATCAGCGGATCAATGCGGCCGCGCGAGGTACGTTTTGCCATCTCCAGCGTGGGCAGCACCGCCAGCATCGGGCCTGGCGCGTGGTGAATAACAAAGCCAATCCAGTTATTACCCGCCTCCGTGGCGCCGACCTGTGCGGCCTTCATGAAGGTGATCCGCTGCGCCGGGTGGCGCGGTGACAGCGCGTCCATGATCTCGCGCAGATAGGGCGTGCGCGCCGTGCGATATTGCCCGGGTTCCGCACTGGCGCGGGACGACAGTTTGCGATGCGCATCTGCCCATTCCGAGACTGTCAGATCTGGATCAGGCCGGATCCCGCGCCGCCAGATGCGCAGTATGTCCTCAGCGCCATCAAAGCCGAGGTCGAGCCCCTCGGTTAGGTCGCCGTCGTTCAGGCTGTGATCATGATCACCCTCATGCAAGCGAGACCCTGAGGTCTGCGAGGGCGGTAAGCTGCTCTCGGACATGGGTTTCCAGCACCCTTTGCAGGATCGCAGTTTTGATCGTCACGGGTGCTCCCGATGCCTTCTCCATCTCTGCGGACAATTGCGCAGCCATCAGGGCTGCCACGCGGGTGGGCCAGGTGACCCAGACGTCCCGCTCTTGGCGGGCCAGACGAAACACCAGCGCCTCTGCTCGGGCGCGATCCACAAGCGTGCCCTTCTTTTTCTGGATCGCAAGCTGGCGTTCCTGCGCCTGGTAGACTGTCAGCGCTGTGCGGGCTTTCAGGTAGGATGTGCTGTCGCCAGGCCCGGAGACTGCGGGGCCGTCGTTGCTGCTGGCCCCGCCAACCCCACCCCGCGCGCGCATCTGCTGATCGGGGTCTGTCATCGCCCCGCGCCGTGCGTTCGAGGCGGTAGCATTGATCGAGCCGTCTGCAAACAGTACCAACCGTCCGGTTTTACGTGCTTTTTGCACGGCCCCGCGCGAGAGCCTGGAATGGTCGGCATAGGCGCGTTCAGACATACCTTCCATGGCGCTTTGATAATCCTCAACATATTGTATATAAACGAGAAAAAGTAATTATTTGAGTTGATTACACTCCGCGATAGAGCGATTCATGGTGTCAAGAAGCGGGTGCATCGTGCCCCGCCGCCACACCCCAACCCAATCCTGAAGGATAAGATCATGACCGCCACCACCACCATTCGCATCGACCACGCCGCTTTGCCCGACCAGTGCGACCGCTCGCGCCCAAACGCTGTGGCCGAGGCCATTGAAGCCGCGCTGCGCGCAGAGGGGATCGCGGCGGAAGTCTCCGACGTGATTTCGCACCTCAAGATTGAGCTGCCGACCACCCAGCTTGCAGCTGCCAGTGTTATGCTGGCCAGTATGAACCTGATCTGAGGGAGGGCAGTGCCATGAGTACACGCGCACAGATCGCCATCCAGATTGGGCCCAACAAGTGGGCCCATGTGTACTGTCATTTCGACGGGTATCCTGCCCATATGCTGCCAGCATTGGCGCGATGGACGCCCGAAGACATCCACGCAGCAAAGGAAATCCGGCAGGTCCACGCTGACGCACTCAACTCTTTTGATCCAGCCCGCGCGCCGGTCGTCCACTCGGAACCGCGCTGCGACTTTTGCCATACATATGTGTTCGAACAGGGCAACTGGATCGAATTGAGGGCAGGCCGATGACCGCGCACGTCATCTTGCCAACCCGGAATGAGGCCAATGGTTTTTTTGGCACACTCACAATCTGCCCCCTGCGTGAGCAACGCACCGCCGAGGTCTGGACGTTGGCCTCAATCCTGATTGCTCAGGCTGTCCACGCTGACAGCGAGGACGAAATGATCGGCGTCCGCGACTTTCTCGATAGTCGTATGGGCCGTCACTTCGCAGACGATGTGGTGGGCGAACTGCAGAGTGGAGTCGCCAACAGCGAGACTGCCATCAACACTGCAATCCGCAAATGGCTGGGCTGGCGCATCAGCCGCCGGACCGAGCGCGAGGAGGGCATCCCGGAAGGGC